CATTCTATTACGGGTATGACGGGCTTTGGGGGGTATCCCCCTGTCCCACGAGCCATCTGCTGACTTTTTATATTTATATTGTAGCTGGTGTACACCTATCGCCCTCTCTATTTATGTGGACTATGTCATTCGGGCCAAGTCAAGCCTTGCTCTTTACTTTCAATGCGTGTGTGTGTGTGTGAAGAATGTAACCCAACAACCTAGAGCCTACTCTTTCAAGTGTCCGTTCCCCTTCTTGCTTGGCTCTTCTTCTTCTTGCTGTTGTGGTTCTGGTCTTATGGTGGAGAGTAGGTAGTTGAGTTCTTGTTGCAGTTCCTTGTCCGTTCTATGCTTGGTTACATCTTGTACTTTATGGGTAGTTTGAAATCCAGTTCTATCAAGTAAAGAATTGATTGCCCCCAGCCTTACCGCTGGAGATACCTTATCATCGCTTATAAGCCCATTTAGACGGCTTACGGCCATTGGAACAGTTGATCCTAGTATCTTTTCAGTAGCCTCATTTATGTACTCTGATAGCTTGTTTTTTAATTCATAACCTTGCTGTTCAGCAGTAGCAGAAGAATATCCCGATTTGATTGCAGATTGAGTAGCATTGCCCGTTTGACTAAAGTTTTCAATAAAGGCAATTTGTTTGTCCGTAAGTGTTTTTTTCAAGTTAATCATATTTAAACCTAAAGTGCTTGATTTATAATATCACTTATATTAAACAAAATATATATTAACTTATGTTAATAGAAAGTGAGGTTAAATGCCTAAAACTAAAAAGATTGAATTTGCCAATCATACTCATAAAGGCAAGTTCTTAAATGAATTATTGAGTATTCTTGATATATCGGGGGTTAGCCATCAATTAAGATATTCCCCAGATAGTATTGATACGGGGTTGCTTTTTTCTAGGGTGTTAAGGCACTTTAATAGCTTGTCCTTATCAGATCATAAAGGCTGGTTCACAGTTCCAAAGCAAAGCAATATTAAAGACCAGCTCAAAGCGTGTATTGATACCGCACTTAAAGAAAAAAGTGAAGATCAAATTTTATCGCCTTATAAAGAAAATTAATTCGAAAAGGGGCATTTTGCCCCTTCTGTAACCTTCGGCAAGTTATACTGATGATGATAGCCGAGAAAGATAGGTATTATGCCTAATGTATCTGAAAGCAACCTTGATGCTAATCCTACGGGTAAGCAATTATGGGTTTTAGAGAAAGCCGTACAAGGCGGTTATCTTAAAGCAAAAATTAATGTTACTATTGAAGATGATAAAGGCACTCGTAGTCTTAATCGTTCTGAAGCTAGTGAGTTAATTAGCAAACTTAAAAACGGGGGCTAGTTATGGATTTTATTAAAAAGTTTACTTTCATAGCCTCTACAATAATGATTTTAATTATTTTTTATTTTATGGTTAAAATCGTGGCGGGTTTATAATGGGTAATTTCACCCGCTATATAATCAGCCTTGTAGCTATCCTTTTTATATTGAATTGGTTTTATATTGGCTACTTTGAATTAATACATCTTTCAATATTACTACCCGCCTTTTTATTGGGTGTGATGTTTAGGGGTGTTATGTATAGATCAATGGGAAAAGGCGAACTATTCCCGTTTTTATAGTATTATCGGGGGCGGTAGTGGTTACCGCCCTTTTTTTTAACTTATGGGGTTTTATATGTATAATTTAAAATTCAAATGGACTACTAGCAAAGCCCAAAATTCCTATGGTTATAATGTTTGTACCTTGCTTGTTAATGGCGAAAAGAAAAGCCGTTGTAATGGCGGGGGGTACGATATGCAAGGCACTTGTCTTGGTAGTTGGATTTCAAGGGAATTTGAAAAAAAGCTGTTAAAATTTAAAAAAGATTTCTACGGCTTGACTTTTCACAACCCTAATTGGAAACCTAGCGAAAACATTATAAAAAGAGAGAAGGAAGGCGAGAGTCTTGGTTTAGAGAGGTATCAAGACTTTTATAGACAATCCTCTAAACTACCAACCAAAGACCACATAATACCCGAAATTAACGGGGCTTGTGGTTTTAATTCCGTTACAAATATACTCAATCATATTGGGCATAAAATCAGATTAATAGATTATGATAGCGGGGTTTATTTAGTTGAATAACACACAAAGGGGGGCGGGGATGATCCCGCCCTCTTTTTTTTAACTTTTTTTAAATTAATGAGGAGTAACAATTATGAATTTACAAAAATGTCCTAATTGCGATAGCGGAAAATTCCCGTATATCTTAACTGATAATATGGGTTGTTCTTGCGGTTATGTTTGTGAAGATTGTGAGGAAGAGAAGAAAAAAAAGTATAATCCCGCTATCTTTAAGCAAGATAATACGGAAGCTAGGCAAAATGCTATGGAATGTGGCGAAAGCATAGAACCCGATGAGTAGGCGGGAATTGAGGGAAATCCTCATCACTTGCCTAGTTTGTAGCATTATGATCTATTTTCTACTATAATACTTTTAATAGTTCTTTTTTCAGCCCCCGCTTTATGCGGGGGTTTTTTATTGCATTAATATTAATAATCTTTATTAACTTTAGTTATGAGTACAGAAAAACCGCATCTACCAATTTACACGAAACATAGAAAAGGCAAAGGCCAATTCAAACGGAAAAAGAATCATTGGGCGAATAGTAAAATAAAAACTAAAACAGTTAAATTTTCCGACATAATGAAACACCCTAATTTGAGTTTAAGCCCTAAAGATTACATAAAATAACATAAGTATTCCGCCAAAAAACAGCACACAATTAGCACTTTTTTAGAAAAGTTATCCACAGGCAAAAGTAGATTTAAAATATTTTTTATCCAAGTATCCCGCAAACTCAATTTTAATTTATCGCAGAAAATCGCTGTGGCAAAAATACAACAAAAAAAAGTGTGGTAGAATATTTCATCGCCAAAATTTATTTTGGTGTGTTGCCGAAACAAATCTTCATAAGTTTTAAAGTAGGCTATGCTCTTTGAATAGTGAATATGTAATCGTTTTCTCTGCAAGGGATAATTCTCCAAAGGGGGAACTATGAATAATTGGTTTGCCGTTGATAAGACGGGGCTTCAAAAAATTCAGAACGAAAAAGACAAATTCTTTATTGTTAAAGAACTTGTGTCTAATTCCTTTGACGAAAAAATCTCAAGGTGTGAGGTGGATATAAAACAAAGTTTAAAACATCCTAGTCTAATTCAAATAGATGTTTATGATGATAGCAAAGAAGGGTTTAAGGATCTAAAAGATTCTTACACTTTATTCGCTAACAGTTATAAAAAGGGAAACTTTGAACAAAGGGGAAGATTTAACATAGGAGAAAAGTTTGCTCTCTCAATGTTTAAGTCCGCCTCGATTACCTCAACCAAAGGAAGAATAATATTTAAGCAAGATGGATGGAGAACCAAGTCGGCCACGAAAACGGGCTTGGGTACTCAATTTTCGGGTTTAATTAGAATGAGCCACGAAGAAAGAGCCTCATTGTTGCATCAAGCGAAAAGTATTATTCCGCCAAAAGATGTTAAATTCATTGTGGGGGCTGATGAAATTGTCCGCCCTACTGTCTTTAAATCTTTCGTTGAGGAATTGCCAAGCATCACAGAAGATGCAAATGGAAATTTGGTCAGAACAAAAAGAAAAACAAGTATCGAATTGTTCAGATCAGAAAACCATTTCATCTATGAACTTGGAATACCCGTAGTTGAAACGGACATCGGGTTTTCAATTAATGTGAATCAAAAAATTCCATTAAATAAGGATCGGGATAATGTTAGTCCAAGCTATCTTTATAAGTTGAAAACTTATGTTCTCAACCACACGGCACAAGATCTTGATGAAGAAGAAACAAAGGCATCTTGGGTTTCAGAGGCTTTGGAAGAAGCTGATTCCCAAGCTGTAAAGACTGTCATTGACAGTCGTTATGGCGAAGATGCAGTTGTCTTTGATATGAATGATCCCGAAGCTAATAAAAAGGCATTTGCTGATGATAGAAATGTCATCACGGGTGGAACTTTTAATAGCAAGGTTTGGGATAACATCAAATCAACTCGTAATGAATTTAAGGAGTTCGCACTACCTTCGGGCAAATTAGATCTTTTTGCATCCGCCAAATTTAGAGGCGGGGCGGAAGAGATCCCGAAGAAACAATGGTCAGAAGGAATGAAAAAAGTTTCAAAGTTTGCTGAAAGATTGCACTTAAAACTTTTTGATACTCCCTTAACTGTTGTCATCCATAATGGTAACGGGGCATCAGCCACCTATACCAAAGGATATAATGGTTGCGATCTGCATTTCTTTTATAAGGTTCTAGGAAAAAATTGGTTTGACCTAGAAAATAATAAATTAAGAATTGTAGAGCTTATCATTCACGAATTTGGACACTATTATTCGGGGGATCATTTAAGTGAAAAATATTATGATGGTCTTTGTCTAATAGGATCTAAATTATACTGCCAAAAATAAGAATAGGCGGTTTCCCGCCTACTCCGTAAAATAATAATTAACCATAAGGGTTAAAACAAAAATAATCAATCCCTTGTAGAAAATGATTGCATATTCCTATCAAAGAGTAAATCAAAAAACTATCTTGTGTGAAATAGGAACATCCTTCTTTCCACATTCCCAACAAAGCCTATGATGGTTGCCTTGACTATGCAACATATTCTTACATTCTTGATAATTCATACATTTAATGTGCTTTAAAACCTTTTCCGATTTGGGCTTTGATTGATTATAACAATCGGGGGTAAATTGATTTGTTGTTTTATCATCCATCATCATTTTTCTTAACA